CAGACCATGCGGGGTGTGTCCCTCTGGTACGTAGTGCTGGACGAATACGCCGACATTAAGCCCGATGTGTGGGAGACGATCCTTCTACCCGCGCTTAGTGACCATGAAGGTGACGCCCTGTTCATTGGTACGCCGATGGGCAGGAATCACTTCTACGAATTGTACAAAGACGCAGAGCTAGGCAACGATGAGGACTTCGTTGCCTTCCATTACACGTCATACGACAACCCGTTCCTATCTCGTAACGTCATAGAGCGTGCGAAGAAGAGCATGAGCAGCCATAACTTCAAGCAGGAGTACATGGCGTCCTTTGAAGCACAAGGCTCACAGCTATTCCTTGAGGAGTGGATCAAGTTCAGCGATCATGCGCCATACGATGGCGATTACTACATAGCAATTGACCCCGCAGGCTTCGAGGCCCACCGTGGCAAGATGACTAAGAACACACGGTTGGATGATACGTCCATCTGCGTGGTAAAGGCCAGCCGGAAGGGTTGGTACGTTGAGGACATCATACATGGACGGTGGACTCTAGCAGAGACGACGGAGAAGATATTCAATACGTGCATGAAGTATCAGCCAGTACGTGTGGGCATAGAGAGGGGCATAGCACAGCAGGCCATACTCGACCCCATGAACGACATCATGCGGCAGACAGGACAGTTCATCAACTTTGAGCTACTCACCCACGGTAACAAGAACAAGGTAGACAGGGTAATGTGGGCCTTGCAAGGGAAGTTCGAGAACGAGTACATAACGCTGGGTCATGGCGATTGGAATGCCACCTTCTTAGATCAGCTGTACCAGTTCCCCTCCCCGCTAACACACGATGACTTATTAGACTCGTTGGCCTACATAGACCAGCTAGTTGTACAGAACTACGAAAGCTCTTCCATCTTCTCAGAGGATGACGAAGGGGACTGGGACGAAATGAAAGTCATGTACTAATTACATTGACAAACAATCAATAGTGTGGTACAATGGCCGCATACACAATCAATAGGAATAAACAATGGATGACTTCAACGACATCAACCCGCTAAGCTCAGACGCATTCACTTCTGGTGAGACGCTGGAGTCTTGGGTTCAGAGCAAGTGTGACGAGTGGCGCAACGCTTACGAAGATACGTATCAGTCAAGGCATCAAGAGTACTATCGCATCTGGCGTGGAGAGTCTTCAAGAGAGGACGACACCCGCACCTCAGAGCGTTCACGCATCATAACCCCCGGCTCTATGCAGGCAGTTGAAGAGAATACAGCAGAGATCGAAGAAGCAACATTCACTGGGCAGCTCTTCGACATCCGTGATGACGTCATGGACGAGACTAAAGGACAGACCGCAGACATAGCTCTGCTCAAGAAGAAGCTCACAGAAGACCTCACACGCGCTAAAGTCCAGCCAGCTATCAGCACCTGCATACTTAACGCAGCAGTGTACGGTACAGGCATGGCAGAGATAGAGATGTCTGAAGTGATTGTACAGAAGGTAGCTACGCAAGAGATCATGGACGGCGCTGCTACACAGATCGGTGTCGAGATGGAAGAGCGCGTACAGGTACGTCTGCGTCCTATCCTCCCACAGAACTTCCTTGTAGACCCTAATGGTTCTACCGTTGATGATGGCCTTGGTGTTATCATTGATGAGTTCGTAGGTAGCGAGATCATCCGCAAGGATCAAGAGAACGGAATCTATATGGAAGTTGACGTTGGCACAGCCGCTAACGATACCGACATAGAGCCTACACAGGACATGACCGTATACACCGATGACCGTGTACGCCGCGTCAAGTACTTCGGCTTAGTGCCGCGTCACCTGTTAGAGATGGAGAAAGACTTAGGCGGCGAGATTATCATTGACACTCTTGGCAGCGTCGATGGCGTTGAAGAGAAGCAGGACAGCTACTTCGTTGAAGCTATCGTTGTACTTGGTAATGGTCGTCTGCTTATGGCTGACTACAACCCCTACATGATGCAGGATCGTCCACTGGTCGCGTTCCCTTGGGACATCGTACCTAACACGTTCTACGGACGTGGCGTGATTGAGAAAGCATACAACGTACAGAAGGCTACAGACACAGAGATACGCTCACGCATAGACGCACTAGCCCTCACTATACACCCCATGATGGCGATAGACGCAACACGTATGCCACGCGGTAGCAGCCCCACCATAAAGCCAGGAAAGATGCTCAAGGTTAACGGCAATCCTTCTGAGATACTCCAGCCATTCAAGTTCGGAGACGTATCACAGATCACGTTCCAGCAGGCTGGTGAGTTGCAGAAGATGCTACAGCAGGCCACTGGTGCAGTGAACGCAGCAGGTATGCCAGCAGCAGCGGCAGGCGGAGCAGCAGGCACAGGCGCAATGGCTATGGCCCTCGGCTCAGTGATGAAGAGACACAAGCGTACACTGTTGGCATTCCAGCATGGCTTCTTGTTGCCGTTCGTCCAGAAGGCTGCTTGGAGATACATGCAGTTTGACGCAGAGAACTATCCAGTAGGCGACTACAACTTCCATTGTGAAGGCTCCTTGGGTCTTATCGGACGAGAGTACGAAGTGTCACAGCTTACGTTCCTTCTCCAGACAATGGGAACAGAGTCACCTATGTACCCCATCATCCTTCGCTCAGTAGTTGACAACATGTCCCTTACTAACCGTGATGAACTTCTTGCACAGCTTGACGAGCAGAACAAGCCCGATGAAGCAGAAGCACAGATGGCTGAGCAGAAGCACGCTATGGAGATCGAAGTACAGAAGACTACACTTGCGGCATTGGCTGGTCAGGCTCACGAGAGTGAAGCTAAGGCGGCTAAGGTACAGGCTGAGATGATGAACATCGAAGAAGAGAACAACATCGCCTACGCTAAGATTGCAGCTTCACAAGTACAACCAGAAGTTAATCCAGAGCAGGACGCCTTCGAGAAGAAGATCATCATCATGGAAGAGATACGCAAGGACAGGGAGCTGAACCTTAGAGAAGAAGACATGAAGGCACGAGGAGAGCAACACGCTGCTGACATGTCTGCTAAGAGCGCAGAGCAGGACATGCTGGCACAAGCCCTAGCAGAGCCTAGCCCTTCTGAAGAGATGCCACAGGAGCCTTTAGTATAATGGACGCAACTACAGTAGTATTACTTAACAAGCAAGCTAAAGCATTAGCAGCCGCCGAGAAGCGCGCTGCTGACGCCAAGGCTGCTCTACGCACATCGGTTGAAGCTACTACTGGCCCTGAAGGAAAGGCTGGAGCTACTGGAGAGAAAGGCGACACAGGCGCTATGGGGCCACAAGGCCCAGCAGGAGCTGAGGGTCATCATGGAACAGACGGCTACATGGGCAAGGACGGCACTAACGGAGCTGACGGTAAGGACGGAGTAGACGGTAAGGACGGTACACACGTCACTGAAGCCGACATAGACTTCGACAACCGTATCACATTCAATATGTCTGACGGCACAGAGCTGGTGACATCTAACGGCCTGAACCTTGAAGAAGCTATTAAGCAACACGGACGTGGCCCAGCAGGATCACGAGGCCCAGAAGGGCCAGCCGGATCGGGCGGAGACGGAGGCGGCGAAAAAGGCGACAAAGGCGACACTGGGCCAGCTGGCGCTAAAGGAGACACAGGTGATACCGGAGCAGCAGGTCAAGACGGAACTGGAACTCTTCAGCAAGTTAAGCTCCCTTACGCCAACGTAGAAAGCGACTACCTAGTCTCTGGCGTCTCTATGGGATCAGGCGATGAGCAGAACCTGCTAGACAGCAGCGTATGGAACTTCACTCTAGAAGGTGATCTGCTCAACCAAGGCGTAGGCACTCTTGACATAACGGAAGACGATGCCTTTGAGCCAGACTTCACTGGGCGCGTCAGGATGACATGCACTGTCGTATTCTCTTCATCCTCGGTGCCACAGGGCTACCTAGTGATTAGAAACAACGGCACTGATGTATCAGGGTACGAGACGTTCTACAAGACACACCTCGACATGACTGGCACCAAGCTCAGCTCAGAGATAGACATCGTGATAGATGTTGTTGCTGGTGATAGCATAGTCCCCTTCTTTGGCGTAGGCAGCGGAAGCTGTGACGTACACCAGAGCTACACTGACATCCTGCGCTTAGACTTTGAAGCCTCCATGACTGACGGAGCTGACGGCGCTAAAGGAGACAAAGGCGATGACGGCGCAACTGGCGCAGACGGTATAGACGGCGCTCGCT